AGAAAAAGACGATAAGTATGTAGGTAAATCTGATTTAAAAACTTTTAGAATCTTATATGAACAAAACATAGGACTTATAAATGGAATAACAGCAGAGTATCTTATAGAACTATCTGAAACTATAGATGTTAATCTTTTTAAAAGGGCTATAGAAATAGCAACTGATAGAGGTAAATGTAGTCTTGGATACGTTAAAGGGATTATAAAACAATGGTTAGATATAAATATAAAAACTTTGGAGCAATTAGAAGTGTATAAACTTCAACAAGAACAAAGTAAAAAGGGTGTGAAATCAGATGTCGGAAGAAGAGAAGGAATTACTAAAGCAGAGAGTACAACAGATAATAGAGAAAGCGAAGAAGCAAGAAGAGCCGAACTCCTTAGACAAATTAGAGAACTCGATAACTAACTATAAATGTGATAAGTGCAGAGATATGCTTTTCATAATCCAGGATGATGGAACTGCCAAAGAATGTGAGTGTAGATCATTAAGGATAGCAGAAGAAAAACTAAAAGCATCAGGAGTTAGCGAAGAGTTTAGGAAGAAAACTTTTGAAAACTTCAATTATGAAAAAAGTATTGAAACAATGGAAGCTTTTATGAAAGCAAAAAGTTACTCCAAAAACTTCGAGGAAATTAGAGTAACTCGTAAAAATTCTATGATGTTTTTAGGCCAAGTTGGGTCGGGTAAAACCCACTTAGCAATAGCAATATCAAATTTACTTCTAGATAAAGGTATAGGCGTTATATATATGCCTTACCGTGATAGTATAACCAATTTGAAACAATCTATACTTGATGAAGAAAACTATCAGAGAGAAATTAGCAAATACAAAAATTCACAAGTATTACTTATAGATGATTTGTTCAAAGGGAGAATTACAGAATCGGATGTTAACATAATGTATGAAATTGTAAATTATAGATACTTTAAAAATTTACCGATTTTAACTACAAGTGAAAAGACAGTAGATGACCTTATTGAAATAGATGAAGCTATAGGAAGTAGATTATATGAAATGTCTAAAAATTATGTAACAACTATGATAGGTAAAAATTTAAATTATAGGGTTTATGGGAGCTAGTGCTCCCTGGTAAATAGGGGGAATTTGAAAAATGTTAACAAGATGGCAAAAACTTCAAGCATATGAAATTGCAAGAGTATTTGCAGAAGAAGGTGTTATTTTTGGACAAGAACTTGAAGAATATATGAGTTTAGATAAAGAAAATAACCTTTTTACACTAAAAGATACAGAAAAAGAAGAATTTGTAGATGAAGTATTTAATGCAGTTGAAAATATATGGAATCAGGTTTTAGTCATAACAGATACAGAAGAAAACAAAACAAAAATATTCTATGGAGTAGAAGAGGCAGCAAAATATCTTAACGTTGTGATCCGAGCAATATATTATGCAAAATGTAGAAAAAGTAAAGTTAAAAGACGATATTTGGTTAGCGGTTATAAACCGACAGCAAAAGAACTTGTTTTAGGTATAAATAATATCGAAATGAATGGGGAGAATTATGAGAACTAAAGAAGAGATAGAAAAGTTAGTTGAAGATAATATAAGCCTAGTTGACTTCATGCTATATAAACATTTCAAAACTTTTATAAATTTATATCCAAATTTAGTAGATGATCTAAAACAAGAAGGAGCTATAGGACTTATGAAAGCAGCAGAACAGTTTGATGAAACAAAAGGAGCCTTTACAACTATAGCTACTTTTAAGATAAAAAATGCAATGCTACGTTTTTATCAGAGATATGTAAAAAGACATTATAACAATCCAAAGGTAACTATTATAAGTTCAGATACAAATATTACTGAGGATGAAAATATAACATTACTAGATTCTATAATTATAGAAAATTCTGAAAAAGATTATAGAGTTAATTCAATAATGACTAGAACTGAATATTCAGAAATTAAGGATATTAATTTAATTCTTAATATGACAGCACAAGGGTACTCACAAGAAGAAATAGCAAAGGTTATAGGTACAAGTCAAGTTCAAGTATCGAGAAGAATTATTAAATTTAAACAAGAATATGCAGCTATAACTAAACTTTGTGAAATTACTCATAAGATAAAGGCAAGTTAGTAGGTGGAATATATGATAGTTAAATTAGAGGACAGAAATCTCCTAGTAGAGAGAGCAAGGTATTTAATGAATAAATATGATTTTACTGCTTTTGAAAGTCTTAAAATAGCAGAACAAGAATATGAGAATCAAATAAAAAAGGGGAAATTAGAAAATGAAAAATAGAGTGATTGATTTTACATATGCAAATAAGGAACAAAAGAACTTCTTAGAGCATTTAGAAACTAGCAAAGATATAAAATATCCAAGTGAAACATTGAACGTCCCTATGTGGCTTATATTAGCTTTACATAGTGAATTATCAGAAGTTTTAAATGCAAGCAAGCTTCATAAGTTTTGGGACAAGTCAGAGGTTAATAGAGAGCATCTTATAGAAGAGTTAGGGGACTTCTTAAGTCATATGGCAAACTTAGCAAATTTTTTAGAAGTAGATCTAATAACGGAAATACCAGAAATACAAGTAACAGCTCCAGAAGTAACCTTCAATCAATTATCTTATAGAATAACAACTTTAAATTGGAACAAAAGACACGCTAGAAATACTTTAATAAAACAAATAGTACCTTCTTTTGTGGAGTTAGTATATTCATTCAATTTTACTTTAGATGAATTAGAAAAAGCATATAAAAGAAAAATGAAACAAAATTATACTAGATTCGAATTATGTTGCGATAGGGAGGGCTAATATGAGTGAGTTAAGATTAGCACTAAATAAAATGTATGAGAAATTTGGACTAACAGATGAAACTTTGATGTTATCGCAAATATTAGATGAGTTAGTGGTAGAAAAACAAAGGGAGAAATATGAAAAATGGAAGTTAGAAAACAAGTTACAAAATATACAGATGTAGTAAATATAGCAACTTTAGAAAATTTAAACTTTGAATTTTGGAAAGATGAAAATAAGAAAGATTTAGATAGAGAAATAGAAGCAGATGCAAGATTAAAGTTAGGAGTTATGGAACTACTACCAGACTTTGATAATCTGATAACTATATATGAAATAAAGTGGAATAAATTAAGGAATGATTTTAACGTAATTGAACGTGATCTAGTGATTAAAGAGTTCCATAAATTATACGGGAAAAAAGTAAATAAATTATTAATGGGGGAGAAATAAAATGAAGATGTTTAATTATCTTAATCAAAAGCAAATAAGTGATATGATGTTACTATTTTGTGTTGATGATACATTAGGAAAAATAATAGATAGTTGGGTACTACATGAGAATCTAACTAAAGAAGAAGCTAAATATATAAGAACAAGTAGGACATATTTTAATAAATTCATAAACTCAGTTCAAGAGAGACTACCAGATAAAGAAAAACAAAAGTTGATAAAAAGATATTCTAACTTCCATTTAGCTATACAGGATAAATGGTTACTTAAGAAATTCCATGATGATATGAATGAAGCGGCCCAAACTGTAAGAATGGAAAGACCTATATTTGAAAAGTTTGCAATACAGCTATTTAATAAAAATTGTAAAGACTGTACTAAGACAAGCGAAGAGTGTGAATTACACGATATACTATACGAAAATTTATTCCCAGCAGAAGAAAAAATGAAGAACTGTTGTTATGCATTTGAAAGTCAAGAAACCAAATTAGAAAGACTTAAAAGAGAAGAAGAAAAGAGATTAGCTAAGGAATTAAAGAAGAATACTTTAAGTAAGAGAGCTAAGAAGAAAAAAGCTAATAGGTTCGATGAAGATGATGAAATAATTGAATATAACTTTACACCAAGGGGGGGACAAGTAATATGAAACAAGGTAAGAAGTTAACACGTAGACAAATGCAAGTATTAGCTAATGCTGGATACGATTTTATGGAATGGCTTTTAGAAAGACAGGATCATAACAGCTATACATATGTTAATAGAACGACTAAAGAATTAATAACTTTATATTACAAATAGGGGGGAGCTAAAGATGAAATTTCCATTAATGTTAAGAAAAACACATGAAGCAGAATTAAAAACAGCTATAGAAGGCTTAAAATGTAAAAGTAGATTAATAGATTCACTAAATGCAACTTTAAACAATAAGTTACATGAAATCAATTGTTTAAAACATGAGATAGAAGATTTAGAACTTGAAATAAAAGGAAGAGATTTATCTAGAGATAAGTTATTAATTGAACTTGAACAAAAAGATAAAAAACTTAAGAAACTAGAAGAGTATATAGAGAAATTAGAACAGGTTTCAGAGAACAAAACTCTTAGAAATTGTAGTTTAAATACTAAGCTAATAGCGAAGGATGCAGAGTTAAAAAAGCTAGACAAAGCTAATAAAGATTTATATAAGGCTAATAAAGATTTATATAAGGCTAATAAAGATTTATATAAGGCTAATAAAGTGCTTATAGAAGGATTCAATAGCGCAAATAGAAGTAATTGGTGCAATGAAGAAAGTAAAAGACAGTTGATAAAATTAGCAGAAGATATGTTAGAAGCAGATAAGATAAATAAAAATGAAATAGCATCATATTTACTAGAGATAACTAAATATATGGGTGGCGGAGAGCCAATAGATATACATGTAAATGAAAATTTTGAAATGTAGGTGATGTTATGGCTAAAGCTAAAATACTAGGAGCATATGCAGAAAAATGTGAGTATTGTAATGGAGTAGTGTACAAGCTTTTGACATCATTAGGAATAATTTATCAATGTAAATGTGGTGCTACATATCAAAGCAGATAGGAGATACCATGAAAGATTTAATAATACTATTTAAGATTATAGTATTTTCAGTTGCGGTAGTTGGAGCAGTAGATGCTCTAGCTATTGCAACTAAAAAACATAAAAATAAAGGAGAGTAGTTATGAGAAATACACTTGGCGATTTGAATTTACATTTATTTGCACAACTTGAAAGATTAGGTGATGAGGACCTAAAAGGTGAAAAACTTTCAGAGGAAATAGAAAGAAGTAAAGCAGTTGCAAGTATAGCAAAAGAAATAATATTAAATGCTAGGGTTGTACTTGATGCTAAGAAATATTCTACTGAATACATGCAAGAAAGTCCTAAGATGTTAGAGGGATAGATATGATAGGCAGACCAAAGAATAGGAAAAATACAAAACCACAGCATATGTGGTCAAAGGAAGAGATAGAATATCTAACTCAAATAACACCAGGTAGATATCGTAAAGAGATATTAAAATTGATGAATGAGAAGTTTGAATATCAATTTAGTCTTACTCAAATAGCAGCTGCAATAAAAAGGTATGGACTTACAACTGGACTTAGTGGACAATTTGGAACAGGAGCAAAACCGTGGAATAAAGGTACTAAGGGTTTAACAAGTGCTAATATTACATCATTTAAAAAAGGTCATACTCCAATCAACTATAAACCTGTTGGAAGTGAACGTGTAAATATAGAAGGTTATATAGAAGTAAAAGTAGCTGATCCACGTAAATGGAGACTTAAGCATCGAGTTATCTGGGATCAACATCACGGAGAAATACCAAAGGGACATGCAATTATATTTGCAGATGGAGACAAAAGTAATTTAGATATAGATAATCTATTGTTAGTTTCTAGAAAACAGTTATTATTCATGAATAGAAATAATTTAATAACAGAAAACAAAGACTTTACTAAAGTTGGAGTTAATATTGCGAATGTAATGATTAAATTAAGTGAGATAGAAAGTAAAAATAAAAAATAGGGTGGAGAATATGAAGTTAAGTGAAGATTTTATAAAAAGAGGACATAAACCATTACTTTCAGACTGGGGACATGGAGAGCTAATTCTTAAGTATAAATACAAGAATGAACATGCTAGTGAAGTTAAAACTTATAAAATGAGCAAAAAAGAGTTAGAGCATTACCAGAACGGATAGGAAAATAAAAAACATATTTAGTTTGGAGGAGATTATTATAAACGATAGAGCAAAATTAGAAAACATAAAAATACTGCTAAATTATTTAATAGATACTTGTAAAAGTGAAATATCGATTACTGATAAATTAATAATTAATGCTAGAAATAACACTGATGTAAGTAAATTATTAAAAGAAAAAGCATTTTGGGAAGGTAAGTTAGAAGTTGCAGAATATGTAAAGTTCTTTGCAAAATAAAGATGGGTTTTACTATGAAGATTGAAAATAAGTTATGGACAAGAAAAGTATTATGTTTTTTTTGTAGACAACAAGTTATAGATAATAAATGCGGTTGTTGGCTTAGAAATTTATAGGAGGGTTATTATGCAAGTAAAAGAGCTTTTAAGGGTATCAAACTTTGAGAATTATAGTATAAAAATTGAAGGTGAAGATAAAGCACACTTTGTAAATAAAGATAAAGCATTTGAAAGATTTGCACATATGTATATTACAGAAATAGATTATACTATTATATTCTGTAACAAAGGTGAAGGTTACAACTCACATGAAAGTGTACTAGCATTACAATTATTGGTTGTAGATAAAGATAAGATATACGGTTAAAAGAGGAGTTTTAATATGAAAATAAATACTTATGAAGATTTTAATAATGCGATATTAAATTATAATATACCGACTGAAATACTATTAGACGTAAAAAATAGAATAGGAGATTGGACTTCGAGTGGAGGAAGTTTAGATGATCCATATATAAAGCAACAATGGAAATGCATTGAAAATTATATAAATAATTGTATTAACAAATAGGAGGTGGAGATTATGATAAGTCCTTTAGTGATGAAATATATAGTACCAGAACAGAGAAATGAAGCTGAGAAACGAGTTTTAAATGGCGAAAAGGTTATAGTCAAACCAGGAGAATGTATTAATTGTCCTAGGCAATACTATGTACTTGAAAAATTTGAAATAGTTAAAGTATCTTGTCCTCACTGTGGAATTGAATTAAAGATAAGATGTTATAAAAATGGAAATATAAAAATAGAAAGAGTTTTTAGTAAGTAAGATAGGAGTTTTAGGAGGAAATTATGAAATATAAAATAGGTCAAGAAATAGAAATAACGGAAGATTTTACACTTAAAACAGTAGGAGGAAGAGAGCTTACTGTAAAGGCTGGAGATAAAGCGATAATAGATAGTAGATCAAGAATTAAATACATATCAGGACAAGCTAGAGATGTTATGCAGATGCTAGGAAAAGATATTGAAGTAAATGGATATGATCATAGAAATATAGCTAGTATGATACTTAATAGACTTAATAGTGTATTTGGAATAGAAGAATTTTTAGATTACAACGATATTAATGATGATGAAATGATAGATGAAATAGAAGATGTATTAATGGATATACTTTAATAAATTTGGTACCGAAATCAATGTCGGTACCAACTAACTAAAGAGGAGTTTTAATAGGAAATAATATTTTTTTATTAATAATTTTGGATACAAATTCTTTAAAACTACTTGACAAAATATTTTCAATAAATTTAAAAAGAGGAGTTTTAGGAGGAAGTTATGGATATCAAAGATATAAAAATAGGTTGTATTGTTCAAGTATTTGACTATTGTAAACAAGATTTGGAAATGTATAAGGTTTTAAATATTTATGTTTCTGAAGATAATGAAATAGTGTTTAAGTGTAATAAAATGAAATTTAATGAAGAAAAAGAATTAGTAATAACCTTAGTAACAACCAATGTTATAAGATTTATTGATGGTAAAGATGTTATGAGTATTTATAATAAAATTAATCATGAATAAAAGTCATTAAAATAGAGTTTTTAAGAGAAATCAGATAATAAAAGGGAGATTTAGTTATGCAAATAGATAAAGGTTTATTACAATATTGCAAAGAGAAAAAACTTCCAATAACAGAAATGACAGCAGAACAATTTAAATCCGTGGAAGATACATTAGATTTTAAATGCTATAAGTTAGGTTTAGAGTTTAAGAATTTAGGAAAAGAAGTTTTAAATGCACTAAAAAAGATTGAACACAGGAAGAAAAGTTGTAAAAATTTCAAATGCAAATAAAACAATAATTTTTAGGAGTACAGTATGAATTATAAAGAATGGCTTAGAACTCTAAGTAATAAAGATTTACATTACTTAATAGATAGACAAGAAAAGATTATGCAACAAATACCTAAAGATTGTTGTATAGAAAGAAGAACTAAAAAAATAAAAGAAATACAAAGTATTCTAAATGAAAGGAAAGAGTAATTAAAATAATAATTTAGTATTGATTGAGGTAGATTAATGGTCGCTCTCGGTCGATATATTGATAATGATAACTGAATGATAAAAGGAGAATGAGTATGAGAGAAATAGAAGCAGGAAGAATATATAGACATTTCAAAGGAAGTACTAATTACATAAGACATATAGCAGAGCATACTGAGACAGGTGAACTTATGGTAGTTTATAGCAAAGTAGATCTAGAAAGCAAAAGTGGTTTAGGAGCATTAAAAAGCAAAGTATATGTAAGACCGCTTAGTATGTTTATTGATAAGGTAGATAAAGAGAAATATCCAGATGCGACACAAGAATATCGTTTTGAGTTACTTGAGAGATAGAATATGAAGGGTGAATTATTAGAGCAAAGTATGTTATTTTAAAATTATTTTTCGAGGGGGAATTACAATGACTATAGATAAAAAGAAATTATTTAGGGAAACAGAAGCTAGACTTCATAACTATAAATATTTAGAAATACAAATAAATAGTTTAGAGTTGGATATAGAAAGAGAAAAAAATGATTATAGAGGCTGTGGAGCTATAAGTTACGATGAACGTAGTGGTGTAACTTATAATATAAATAGATCTGTTGAAAATGAAGTTATAGCTAAAGAAAAAAAGGTAGGTAAATTAATGCAAACTAAGTTAGAAAAAGAGATAGAAAAAAAGAAAATAGAAAATGCTTTAACTTGCTTAGATATTATAGAAACAGACTTTTTTAATTTATTCTATAACACTATGAATAAAAATAATATGAATTATATAAGCATGAAGATGCATATAGACAGAAGTCACTGTTACAGAATGAGAGAAAAGATAGTATATAAGATTATGTCGATGTTATATCCTAGTATAATTACAGAAAATATGCCATTATTAAATGCAAAATGCTAAAATGAGACATTTTTGAGACATTTTTGAGATTTATTAGGGAGATATATATGACATAATACTAATATAGATATATATATAATCTCAAATTTCCCTAATTTTATTTACTCCCAAAACCAGGCGAGACCCCTTTTCGCCTGGCAATATGCAAGTGGTAGTAATAGCAGGTGCAACTCCTGCAACTTGCACAAATTAATAAAACTTAACGAAAAAAGAGAACTAAGTCTGTTAAGGTAAAGCAGACTATAAACTAAAATAATAAATTGTTTAATTGGTAAGATAGGAGGGAGCCTTTTAGTAATAGGGCTTACAAGTGTCTTAAAAATTACGTTATTATCTTTAGGTTACTATTTGATGTATTTTTATTTCAACAAATCAGCAAGCTCACACATT